ACTAAATAACGAGACAGGTGGCTCCAGGAAAAGAACCGACATCGACTGGAAATGGAAGCACAGCGTTATCGACGACTCATCGCTCTCATTAATACTACTCAAGTAGCATCTAATGATAATCCTAACATTCAACACCTGCTAGATGATTATAAACAACGACAACGACTCAGTGAAATCACTGATCAATTATGGATTCAACAACCACTCATGCTCAAAGCAGAATCATATCTACGAACACATCTACAAGATATCAGTTTATTCCCACCACGACAGACGTATTCAATTGAAGAATATGAAGAACAAGTACTTCACGAATATATGGAAAACGTAGATTACCGTTATCACATTATCCAGATTCAAATTAACCCACTATTGCATTTAATTGGCGATAGTCCTCAAAGTCATATCATAAAGATTAACCACTCACTATCGCAAACACAGGCACTTAACACTGCTTACTATAATATTATACTCGATAATAATATCAATCGCGATACCGCCCAAGGGTCAATAACGATTACAGTATATGATGACCAGCACCATGCTATCACTGAAACACAAGACGTCCAATTTAAGCCTTATGATGTTGCCACATTGCAACTAACATATGAATGCGACAGGCGACTTATCTATGATGATGACTTATTAGCTGTTTATCCCGACGACTATGATGGACTCGGGCTACCAATAGTAACACATCATCTGACTGATCCCTCGACACGCATAACATTTACACTAGTGACATGTCACGGACGAAATGAAAAGCACACATTACAGGAACCCAAAGTATCAGAGCATACCCTATTCAACTTACACACAAAGCAAATGACATGGTTAGATGAACACACCACTATTAATGCAGATTCAACACTTGGGATTTCAATTAACCCTGGATATCGAAGAAATGCAATGCTAAATGACATCATAGAAATTGGAGGTGATATAATCGCAGGCCAGAGATGGGATACGATGTACTATCACTATCTATTACTGCCTATATATTATCAAGAAAATGTTGATGCAATACGTGATGAATTAATCTCTGAGACAACACCAATGGCAACTAGCAGCGCAAATATTATTAACTCAGTAGCAACACTTGAATCATTGGTTGGTCAAGTCACCCAATGGAAAGAACGCATATATGCAACCACATCAACCCAAGTCTGGTATGAGCTGAAAAATGTACCATGGACATCACAGACAGGATCACCAATTGTCCTTCGATCAAAAAGTTATGCGCGCAATGCTATCGTCACGATGCCACCACAATTCTCATTTTATCCAGGTTCGTCCCCACGACATGAACCGACAGAGTTTACAACACCTTGTGCATATACCACTCAAGTTGTTTTACCAGGTAAACCAACTTATGAGATTGCAACAGTGAATATTATGGAAAATAGTGAGGTGATTGTACTTGCACGCCTCATTATCGCAAGCGAAATTACCAATATAAATCAATCCGAAGCATCTTCCCTCGCACCATTAATTGGGGAGGTACAAGCTCTCGGTAGTCGACCATACCTATATGAATACCTTAATCTCCATTCATGGCCCGGATGGATGTTAGGGTACTACCGTCCTGCTTATACTCTGACTGTGACTGTTGATGCAGTCTTTATTGGACTCAAGAATGCACGAATTACCCCATCAGCAATATCCATAGATCCTTTTACAATGCGCATTACCAATTGGACAGATACACGAACGATTAACTTTTCATCACTAAGTGAGGGTGAGTACATATTTAACGGTACTCGCTATCATGGTATTTTTAGTGAAGCTAACGAAACCATTAAATGGGAATATACCGACATGCCCTATATGTACACCCATGATAATCAAAGATGGAGTAGCGAATATGGAGATCGCTACAGTTATGGCTTAATTGGATCAGATCGCGAATTTAACATTACACGACCATTATATCCTTTCTCTGATACAACTTTTACTATTAATGGCGGCTATTACGAAAATGATGGCAATGGACTCTTCTATATAAATCCAAGTGTGAGTTGTCCCATTCACACAAGTAGTAGATATAATGCTTTACCAAATTCAAATATTACCCGCACACACGCAGATATGATTATCAAGGCGTTTAATATAACGACTAATATCCGGGATATTGATCAAATCGCAGCATCAATGGCATATGGAAGCCTTCATATTGAAACACCTGTTATTACTTTTAAAGTTCTCGTGCCAACTGATCCCATAACAGCAGGAATCACACGTTCGGTAAATCAGAGTATCGACTTGGCAAATACAGAGATAGACCTATTATATGGTTTATATGACACATTACGCGAAGATATTCAGGATATCAATATACGTCTGAATGAGATCACAGATCAAATTAATCGAATGCTTGAAGGACCACCAGAGAGTAATATTTGGTTAGATATGCTGCTCGGCTTTATGCAAGATTTAATCATAGGTCTGACATTCGGGGCAGTTAGCGTACTTGTTAAACAACTTACTATCGTCCTAACAAAGACAATAAACGCAAGTGTTAGAGTTACAAAGAATATGATTCAACTTCTTTCACCCTCAGTGCAACGCAATATACAGTATATGACGTCCACTGGTGGTGCCCAGATTGTACGTGGAATGAATGAAACGCGAATTATGGTTAATAGCCTACTACGTATACGAAATAAGAAACTTAATGATAAACTGAAACCTCAAAATAATCAGATTAGCTGGCGAGATAACGATCAATACGTACATCTTGAGCCAACACTACACCTTGAGTTCATCAATGACTTTTCTAAACTCGGATATAGAGGATCAGACCTCCACACTAAACCATTAAATTTAGGTTTAAACATGGTACGAAATGTAGAGTTTAAGAGCCGCGGGAGCATATACTTCCGCCCTCTAGCCAGTTTGCCAACTGGAATTGGAAATTATGCACATCGGAAAATTACACTTTCAAGCGTCCATGCTAATGGGAAAGCTGCCCAACTCGCACAATTAAAAACAACATATCCATCACACGCATACTGTGTATTTCAAGAACCACGTAGAATTGATGGAAAATTTAAACTCGATGAACACATCATTGGTATTGGCGAATTAAATATACAAGGTACACCAACTGGAGATACAAATGCTGGCATTGGAGCATTTCGTATCCGTCATGACATTATTGGAGCTGATATTTCACAAGGAATGGAAAAGGCGAGGTTAATCACACGACTGACCCCTTATACTGAAAGTGGATATACTGACGATCAAATGAGGAAAATTTATAAGGTCTGGATGGGCAATCGTACAGACTTAACACTTTCCCCAGCTGAAATGTATCGAAGATTAAGTATCTATGCCGATTGTATGCGTTTAAATAGTACAAATACCCAACAATTCAATCTACCTGACACGAGCCGTCTTAATGCGTTACAATTATTAATGCATGATCCACCCAAATGGAAATACAATATTTTCAATAGGAATTGTCAAAACATGGCGTATGAATTGAGGAATTATGTATTATTCGGTGAGACAAATAAGACGTGGACAGCAGAACTAGCAGGAAAACTACAGACTTATCGAACAAATCTTCTACTTGAGAATATTGGTGAGAGTCCGGTGTAACGGAGCAATGCTGTCTCTATTGAGGGTTATGAGCAGTCTCAAATGGCGAGCAACGTCATAACTTAGGTTCTTACGAGCGTGA